CGCAAGACCAAATATTTACTTGGCCGGCCAATACCGCAACACGAACGCTTGGGCCAACGGGTAATTTTGTCGGCAACCGACCGATACTGGTTGATGACTCAACGTACTTTGTCGATACCAGCAACGGTATTAGCTTTGGCATCAAGTTGATAAACCAGCAGCAGTACAACGGCATTGCGGTAAAAACAGTCACCAGCACCTATCCGCAAGTCATGTTTGTAAACATGAAAATGTCGAATATTGAGATGACTGTTTATCCGGTGCCAAGTAAGGCGTTGCAATGGCACATCATTAGTGTGACCGAGCTGACGCAGCCGGCCACATTAGCAACCACCTTAGTGGTGCCACCTGGCTACCTGCGAGCGTTTCGGTTTAATCTAGCCTCAGAGATTGCTGCTGAGTTTGGCGTGGAGCCGCCGCCCCAGGTGCAACGAATTGCCATGTCCTCCAAGCGCAACATCAAGCGGATCAACAACCCAGATGATGTGATGAGTATGCCCTACAGCATCGTGGCAACCCGCCAGCGGTTTAACATCTACGCTGGCAATTACTAATTGAAAACGCCCATCCTTGGCGGCAGCTACGTCACCCGATCAATCAATGCGGCGGATAACCGCATGGTCAACCTTTTTGCCGAAGCGGTGCCAGAAGGCAGCGGCGGGAAAGAGGCTGGCTTTTTGCTGCGCTGCCCCGGCCTGCGTCTGCTTGCAACCGTTGGCGATGGCCCTATTCGCGGACTATGGGTTACCAATGGAATAGCCTATGTGGTGTCGGGCAGTGAGTTCTACAGCCTGACCACAAGCTACACGGCCACCCTGCTTGGCGCGGTAACCGGCACCGGCCCGGTCAGCATGGCCGACAATGGCACGCAGATATTCATTGCCTGTAACCCAGATGGTTACATCTATAACGTAGACACGTTGGTGTTTGCCCAGATTACGGATGTAGATTTTCCCGGTGCCGGGTCGGTTGGCTACCTTGATGGTTACTTTGTATTCAACGAGCCAGCATCGCAAAAGTTTTGGGTCACCAGTTTGCTTGATGGAACTTCCGTAGATCCGCTGGACTTTGCCAGCGCGGAAGGCTACCCCGACAATGTAATTGCGTTAATCGTAGACCACCGCGAGATATTCCTGTTCGGCACCACCAGCGTTGAGGTCTGGTACGACGCGGGAACGCCAGACTTCCCCTTGGCGCGGATTCAAGGCGCATTTATGGAAGTCGGGTGCGAGGCTGCATACTCGGTGGCAAAGCTCGACAACAGCGTGTTCTGGTTAGGCTCGGATGCTCGGGGGCGTGGGATTGTCTATCGGGCAAATGGCTACACGCCAGCGCGAGTTTCCACCAATGCGGTGGAATACGCCATTCAGAGCTACGGCAGCATCTCCGATGCGATTGGCTACACCTACCAGCAGGACGGGCATCCGTTTTATGTGCTGATATTCCCGTCAGCCGAAGCAACATGGGTCTACGACGTGTCTACCCAGTTGTGGCATGAGCGCGCCGGGTTTAGCAACGGACAATTTGTCCGGCACCGTAGCAACTGCCAAACGTCATTTAACGACGAGATTGTAGTTGGGGACTACGAGGACGGGCGGCTATACGCTTTTGATCTTGATGTCTACGCCGACGACGATCAGATCCAGAAGTGGCTGCGGTCGTGGCGGGCGCTGGCTACGGGGCAGAACAACCTCAAGCGCACCGCGCACCATTCGCTGCAACTGGATGCCGAAACTGGCGTGGGCTTAAACGCTGGGCAAGGCAGCGATCCGCAGGTCATGTTGCGCTGGTCGGATGATGGTGGACACACTTGGTCAAACGAACACTGGAAGTCAATGGGCGCGATTGGTAATTATGGCTACCGCACCATCTGGCGCAGGCTCGGCATGACAGAGAAGATCCGTGATCGCGTATATGAGGTGTCTGCCACAGACCCGGTCAAGATCGCTATCATGGGCGCAGAACTGTTTGTCACGCCAACGGGTAGCTAGTGGCAAACCTCAACATCACCAACATCCCCGCACCACGGGTGCCGTTTATTGACGAGCGCACCGGGCTGATGGCGCGGGAATGGTATCGTTTTTTTCTTAATCTTTTCGTCTTGACCGGCAGCGGGAACAACCCCGTATCGCTTGAGGAGTTGCAGCTTGGACCACCCAACCAGCCCGACCTGACCGAGTTATTGATCCAGATCAACCAGAACATCGCTCCGCAGTATGAGGATCAATCGGGCGACTTCTTGGCTACCCTAGACACCGCGCAACTGATGTCGATGATGTCGCGGTTTGAGAACGCAGAAGCTGCCATCCAAGGGGCTTACCTCCAGCCCGTTGTGCAGACCGGCACCATTGCCAGTTACAACCTTGACAGCAGCCCAACGGCGGGTGGTGTGGCCTACGGCACCGGCCCTGCGCTGGCGGTCAGTGCCGCCGGGACACTGGGCCAGGTGCTGACCAGCGGTGGTGCTGGAGCGCCCACATGGGCCACAGACGCGGGTGGCTCGGTCACCAGCGTGTCGGTGGTGTCAGCCAACGGGTTGGCTGGAACCGTAGCAACGGCAACCACGACCCCGGCAATCACACTCTCCACGACCATCACCGGCCTGCTCAAGGGCAACGGCACGGCGATCAGCGCGGCCGCCAGCGGCACAGATTACGCCCCAGCAACCAGCGGCACATCGATCCTGTACGGCAACGGGGCTGGCGGATTTAGCAACGTCACGATAGGAACCGGCGTTGCTTTTTCAGCCGGAACGTTATCCGCAACCGGCTCAGGCGGTACTGTGACCAGTGTGGCTGCGCTGACCCTTGGCACCGCCGGCACCGACCTGTCCAGCACTGTTGCAACCGGCACAACCACGCCGGTTATAACACTTCAAGTTCCAACCGCATCTGCGTCTAATCGCGGCGCGTTGAGTGCTGCTGATTGGACAACCTTTAACAACAAGCAACCAGCGGGCAGTTATTTAGTAAGCGGCGGCGCTCTAGGTACACCGTCCAGCGGCACAGTCACTAACTTGACCGGCACCGCGAGCATTAACATCAACGGGACGGTGGGTGCTACAACGCCAACCACCGGGTCTTTCACTACGATGAAAGCCAGCACAGGCGCAGCAGTAGGCGGCGCAACTCCCGGTACTGGTGGCCTTGCATTCCCAGCCACAGCAGTTGCGGTGGCTGATGCCAATACGCTGGATGATTACGAAGAAGGCAATTGGACTGCGGCATTTGTACCCAGCACAAGCGGCACGATTACGCTGACAGCCGCGACAGGAACCTATGTGAAAATAGGCCGAGCAGTCACTATATCGGGATTATTTACTGTCGCCTCGGTTTCCTCGCCAGTAGGCTATCTCATAATAACCGGACTTCCCTTTTCTGGTGGAACTGGAACTTCTTTTAGAACCGCAGTTAGTATTGTTGCTAGTGGTCTAGCCGCTACAATGACTACTTTTTTAACCGCGACCATCCAAAGCGACTCCAATATTTATGTGATCAAGAGCAACGGCACTGGTGGTCTGTCAGGCGGCGCGGAGGCTATACAGGCTGGTAGCGAGATATTTATTGGTGGCACTTACCAAATAAGTTAAAGGATTAATTATGCCGCAGACAAAAATTAACTTCAACCAGATCAAGGGCGCGCAAGTCAATGCGCTCGATTACGGTCTAGTTGCTGGCGGCGCTGCCGTTGCAAATACGACCGCAATTAGAGCCGCAATGACTGCCGTGTATGCTGCTTACGGTGGTGGCACAGTCTACATTCCGGCAGGCATATATCTCATTAAAAACCTGCAATTTGTTGATGTGAATGCAGTCGTTATATGCGGCGATTCTGAAGCGTTTAATTATGGCAATTACACAGGCGGCGGCACCATACTTAAAGTGGATGACACTGCCACATACGGAATCTGGAGCCGGTACGTTGCGGCTGTTATGCCAAACGGATCAATGAATGGAATTCGTAATCTGTTCATCACACCAAACGGCGCGGCGGGGTCTGTTGAATATGGGTATGTGTGCAGCGTGTCCTCGGCGTTTGCGTCAAATATATCTTGCATAAACTTTCAGTTTAACTACACCGGCTGGGCGCTAAACTCTAACGTAAACGAGCATTGCTCCTGGGGATATGCAACCCTGTGCGGGTATAGTGTGCTATCAAATACCATTGCAGCGTTGGAGTATCAAGCCCCGAGCCTATGGGCGCTGATGACCGCAACGGAAAAAACTGATAGCTCGGCATCCACCTTATTCGTCGAGTCTCACAGCAACATGCGCGGTAGTCTGTTTGGCGTGGCGCTTCGTGGCGGCAGCGGTGGGGTATTTGATGCCTGCGTGATCGAAGGCAACGCACATCAGGGATTGATAATCTTTGATTCGGCAAGAAGCAACTTTCGCGGTTGCCACATTGAAGCAAATAATTCTTCTGTTGCTGCTACTGGTGATGTAACTGGCGTCTACCCTCTGAAGTCTAGCGCCAGCACTTATTTAGTAGGATCCACGATTGGCGCTTATGGCGCAGGCGATTTAGGTTTCGACATCATCATTGGCGAGACTGCCGAGAGCACCAGTCTAGTCAACACAGCCCACGCAACGCAATTTAATATCTTTAGCGCGTGCCACCTTTCAGGCGGCACTTATACCACCGGTGGTATTCGTGTTCGTTCTGGAATGGGTAATACCTTTCAAGATTTATATTACGCCGATGACGGCGACAATCTTGTTACCCAGCAAATCAGCGCAGTAAATAATGTCTGGAACAACACCAAGTTCAAATTTGATGGAGCCAGCAGCGGTGGGAATTTTGAGTTTTACAACCTCCCAATGGCAACTGGTACAAACACCAGCGTGGTTGATGGGCAGAAGATCCCGTTTTGGCGCGGTGCGAATGTCACCTTTACCGCGAATAACCCGCCGACTAATTGGAACTCGATAGGCATTGGCCGGGGCGTTCTACAGGCCGCTACAAGCGGGGCAAATAACACCGTGGTGGGCGAGGGTGCGGCTTCACTAATGGCGGCGTCTGGAGGCTGCACGTTAGTAGGAAAAGACACCGGCGCCGCGCTGGTATCTGGAAGCAACCATACTTGTGTCGGCTATACCGCAGGAAACGGAATTACTACAGGCGCAAATAATCTACTGCTCGGGTATCAAGCGGGGACCGCGAGTAGTCCTTCTGGCGCGCTCACCACTAACAGCAACCACATTTGTCTTGGAAACAGCAACATCTCTAACGCATTCATCCAAGTTGCGTGGACAGTCGTATCGGACAGCCGCGACAAGATTATTGAAGGCTCAGTGCCTTACGGTCTGGATTTCGTGAATATGCTGCACCCGGTAATTGGGAAGATGAATAACAGATCCCGCTACACAGACAACCCTGACGCTGTTGCTGGATCACTTGTGGATGCAGATTCGCGGTTGATGCTGGTGGCGCAGGATGTTCTGGCGGCAGAAAAGGCGCATGGGACTGCGGGGGTTATTGTCAACACCTCAGATCCAGAAAGACTCACGCTTACCGAGACTGCAATGATCCCGGTATTGATCCAAGCAATACAGGAACTAAGCATTGCTTTTGACGAGTACAAAGCCTCGCATCCATGAACAAGTAATACCCGCGTTTTAGGAGTCGTCTAATGGCTACAATTTCACCCGTTCCATTTCTACAGTTTGTTGACGCTAACGGAGCGCCATTAGCTGGGGGCAAGCTCTATACCTACGTTGCGGGGACTACGACCCCGCTTGCAACCTATACGACCTACGCGGGAACTACCCCCAACGCAAACCCCGTAATTTTGGACTCGGCGGGCCGCGCTTCGGTCTGGCTCGGGGCTGGTTCGTATAAGTTTGTCCTACACGATTCAGCCAATGTTCTGGTCTACACAACCGATAACATTGTCAACGCCGGTTTAGGGCCGATGCAGCCAGCAGTTGTGGCAACCGCAGGGCAGACGGTGTTCACCGTTTTGCCGTACACAACGGGCGGCAGCGCAATTGTGGCGGTCAACGGTTTGACTGAGGAGTACAACGTGGCGTATACCGAAACTAACAGCACCACGATTACGTTTGTCTCGCCGGGGCTTTCCGTTGGCGACCGAGTAACCGTAAGGAGCATCTAGCATGACCGTCACCGTAAAAGTTCTCATCCCCGCCAAGACTGCGGAATCTAGTCAGACCACGCAATACACCGCAACCAACGTCACCACGATCATCGACAAGTTCACCGCGACCAACTACAGCGCAACGGCGGCAACGCTTAGTGTAAATCTGGTCACTGCTGCTGACACGGCAGGCAATCAGAACTTGATTACCAAGACCAAGACACTTGCCGCCAGCGAGGTGTACACTTTTCCCGAGATTGTCGGCCAGGTGCTGATGGCAAGCGGGTTTATTTCAACCATTGCTGGAACGGCAACGGCCATCAACATTCGCGCCTCTGGGCGGGAGGTGTCGTGAGTTTTATAGATCCTGAGATCCGGCATCACTTTGGCGGCGGTGTGTACGCCAAGGAAACCATTATCCCCGCTGGGAATTGGTTGGTGCAGCATGTCCATCATTTTGACCACTTG